CTGACTGCTGGAACCGGCATCAGCGTAACCAATGGCGCAGGATCGATCACGATCGCGAACACTCTGCTTGGAACGCCGACACTGAGCGTGGTGACAGGCACCACACAGAGTGCTGCTGCGAACACGCATTATGTTTTGACCAATGCATCTGCAACCACGGTCACACTGCCGGGGTCGCCATCTGCTGGCGATTTAATCTGGATTACAGTGGCGAACGGACTGACAACAAATGTCGTCGCTCGCAATGGAAAGCCAATTCAAGGGATTGCGGAGGACATGACGCTCAACGCGGCTTACGCAAGCGCTCAACTTCGCTTTGTAGACAATACTGAAGGATGGGTCTTGGTATGAGTTATTTCACACAATTCCAAAGCGGAAAACCGAACGCGCAGGTTTTTACATCGTCAGGTACATTCACGGTTCCTGCTGGCGTCAGCCTTGTTTTTGTCACCATGACTGGCGCAGGCGGAAGTGGTGGTGACTCTGGATCTTCAACTAGTACATCAGCGGCAGGCGGCGGCGGTGCTGGCGCATATGTCGTCAAATATCCAGTCGCTGTGACACCCGGTGGCAGCGTTACGGTAACAATAGGCGCTGGAGGCGCTGCGGCTGATGACGGTACAAACGGGAATGCTGGCGGATCAACATCGTTTGGGTCTTTAAGCGTATCAGGCGGAACTGGCGGACAGGTTCAAACTGGAAGTGCTTCAGCGGTAGGCGCTGGCGGTAGAGGTGGCGCTAGTGGATCAACAGATTCACCCGCAGCTAGCAACATTCTGCCTGCAACATCGTGCGGCGGATTAGATGGCGGGACTAGACACATCAGTGGCGGAAATGGCGGCGGTGGCGGCGGCGGCGGGTTATTTGGAGATGGTGGCACGCCAAGCGGCGGAGCCGTAACAGCAAACTCTGGTGCAGGCAGTGGTGGCGTATGTAATGGCGGAACCGTTGCTGGTGCAGATGGCCGTTGTGTTGTGGAGTGGTTCGCATGAACAAGCGATATGCAATCATAGAAAATGATGTTGTTGTAAACATTGCCGTGTCAGAAGCCGCTTTGGCCTCAAATTGGATTGAGATCGACCCAAAGCAAGCTCAAATTGGTTGGAGTTATATAAACGGAGTGTTTTCTCCACCGCCTCCACCTCCGGTAGTGCCGGTTGAGTAAGGCCAATGTCAGAGCAAGAACACAACAACGCTCTGGAGCTGGCGCTACTGCGTAAGGATTTCGAGACGCTGCAGGCAGACATGTCAGAGATTAAGAGAGACATCAAAAAGCTCTCGACGGCATGGTCTACCGCAGAGAATCTCGTAGCCTTTATCAAGTGGCTCGCCGGCTTGGCCGCAGCCATCGCCCTGATCACTGGCATGGTGAAGGGCTGGTTCTCGATGTCCGCTCCGAAGGAGTAGCAATGCTTTTACCAATCAACCTGCCGCCGGGTGTTTACAAGAATGGCACCGACTATCAGGCCAAGGGTCGATGGTTTGACTCGTCTTTGGTGCGCTGGTACGAGGGCACGATTCGCCCTGTCGGCGGCTGGCGCAAGCGATCCAACAACACGATCAGCGGCTTGTGCCGTGGCGTACTATCGTGGCGCGATAATAGCAACGACCGCTGGATCGCGCTCGGTACGCACACTGGCCTTTATGTGATGACAGAGGGCGGCACGGTCGCCAATATCACGCCGACAGTCTTTACCGCCGGCCGCGCTGATGCCGACTATAACAACGGTTATGGCGGCGCCACCTACGGCAATTTCGCCTATGGCGTGGCGCGCCCTGACGCAGGCTCCATCGACCCGGCTACGACGTGGACGATGGACACATGGGGTCAGTACCTGATCGCCTGCTCCAACGATGACGGCAAGCTGCTCGAGTGGCAGCTCAACACCGGCACCGATGCCGCGGCCCTTGCCAATGCGCCTATCGACAACAAGGCGGTTATGGTGACTGAGGAGCGGTTCGTATTCGCCCTTGGCGCTGGCGGAATCGGCCGAAAGGTGCAGTGGTGCGATCAGGAGGACAATACCCTCTGGACGCCGGCCATCACCAATCAGGCGGGTGACTTTGAGCTTGAGACGACCGGCACCCTGATGGCTGGCAAGCGCCTGCGTGGCGTCAACCTGCTATTTACCGATGTGGACGTCCACACGGCCAACTACGTCGGGCCGCCGTTCGTCTATGGCTTCGAGCGTATCGCCTCCGGCTGCGGCCTGATTGGGCCACAGGCGGTCGCTGCCGTGGAGTCGGTCGCCTTCTGGATGTCGCCGGCCGGATTCTTCATCTACGACGGCTTTGTTAAGCCCATCAGTTGTGATGTGCTCGACTACGTCTATGCCAACCTGAACGATTCCCAGAAGTCCAAGGTCTATGCCGTGGCCAATAACCAGTACGGCGAGATCTGGTGGTTCTACCCAAGCGCCGGCAATCTGGAGATTGACTCGTATGTGTCCTACAATTATAGGGAGAACCACTGGGCAGTAGGGTCTTTGGCCAGAACCGCTGGCACCGACCGTGGGGTATTCAGCTACCCGCTCATGGTATCGACCGATGGCTACGTCTACGAGCATGAGGTTGGTCTGCAATACGATGGTGCGAGTCCATACGCCGAAACAGGGCCATTCGAGATTGGCAACGGCGACCGCACGATGATGGCGAGGCAGCTCATCCCAGATGAGAAGTCTCTCGGATCTGTCTCCGTACAATTCAAGACCAAACTGACACCGGAAGGGTCAGAGTCCACCAAGAGCTACACGATCAACGGCGCGTATACCAACGTGCGTTTCTCCGGCCGTCAGGCCGCGATGCGCATCACGGGTGCGGCGCCCAATACCGATTGGCGCGTCGGCACGATGCGCCTCGATGTGGTGGAGAGCGGACGAAGATGATGGATGAGCAGCAGGAGCTGGCGGATCTGGTCTCGCCCTTTCGCGAGCTGATCGAGCGCGCGCTCCAAGAGAACTACGGGCAGCTCAACTATCACGACGTCCTAGAAGGTATTCAGGAAGGAGAGTATCAATTCTGGTCTGCGGCCAACTCTTGCGTGGTGACGACGATTGACGTCTTCCCACGCATGAAGCAACTGACCGTGATCATCGGCGCTGGCGATCTTCAAGAAATTGACGACGTCATTCGCCCTATCGTTGAGGAATGGGCGCGAAGCATTCAATGCGACGCGATGATCATCATGGGGCGCCCCGGCTGGCAGAAGGCGCTTGAGGGCTACAAACGCACCGCAGTGGTGCTCGAGAAAAGACTATGAGCAATCTTTTTAAGTCCAAGACCAAGAAAACAGAAGAGCAAAAGACTGAGATAGATCCGAGGATTTATCAGCAGGTCTTAGCGAATCTGGATCTGGCGCGACAGGTCGCGTCGATTCCGTACCAGCCGTACACCGGCCTGATGGTTGCGCCGTTCACGCGCGACTACATGGCAGGCGAGGATGCGGTACGCCGCATCGCTCAAGAGGGCGGATTCATCCCAGAGCTTGAGATGGCCGCGCGTCAGGCTGCCGGCGATCTTGGCTACCAGTCTGGCCAGATCACTACGCCGACATACGACCCGCGCGTTATGGCCGAGCGTATCGGCGCAGAGCGCGTCGGTGCGTCTTTGGCCGGTGGGCCTATGATGATTGGCGCTCGAGATGTTGGAGCATCACTTGCTGGTGGCCCGATGATGATCGGAGCCGGCCAAGTGCAGACGCAGTTCCAAGCGCCGACCATCGGCGCCGAGCGCGTAGGCACATCATTGGCTGGTGGGCCGCAGCAGGTGCGCGCCGGCCAACTTGGCACCACCTTTGCGGCGCGTGACATCACTGCGCCGGGTGCTGCGCCACTGGCGCAGGGTGCGAGCGTGCTCGGCCGTGACATCCAGCAGTACATGTCGCCGTACACGCAGAATGTGATCGAGGCGGGGCTTTCTGATATTGACCGCGCTGCCGCCCTGCGCCAGCAGGATATCGGCGCGCAAGCTACCCGTGCTCGAGCATTTGGTGGCTCGCGTCAGGCGGTGCAGGAAGGCATCGCTGCAGGCGAGGCGGAGCGCGAGCGAAATCGGTTTATCGCTGAGCAGCGCGCGCAAGCCTTCAATCAGGCTATGCAGGCTCGAGAGGCCGATGTTGGTCGCGAGCAGCAGGCCGGGCTTGCCAATCAGGCTGCCGTGCAAAACGTCATGGAGATGGCGCAGCGCGGCGAGATCAGCAACCAGCAGCGCGATATCGAGCTGCAGCGTCTTGGCGTCACTGCCGGCACGCAGAACATCGAAGCCGGGTTGCGTGCAGATCTGGCCAACCAGCAGGCGATGGAAAACTACATGCGCCTCGGCCTTACAGCAGAGCAGGCCAACCAGCAAGCGATGCTCGATGCGCAACGCTCCAACCAAGCGGCCGTACAAGAGGCGCAGCGCCTGTCGCTCACAGGCCAGACGACCAATGTGCAGACCGGCCTTGAGGCTGCTCGCTCTAATCAGGCGGCGGTCGAGAACTACATGCGCCTTGGCCTCACCGCCGAGCAAGCCAACCAACAGGCGAATCTGGACGCAGCACGCTCGAACCAGTCCACGGTGCAGGACTACATGCGCATGGGGCTGACCGCCGAGCAGGCGAACCAGCAGGCGATGCTGGACGCTGCACGCTCAAACCAGTCGGCAGGGCTGCAGGCGCGTCAGGCAGAGCTTGGTGCGATGGGCGATCAGGCAAGCCGTATCCTCGAAGCGCAGCGCGCCAACGAGGCGGCGCGTCTGGGTGCTGCGAACTTCCGCCTTGGCGCAGGGTCGCAGCTCGCCGGATTCGGCCAGCAGGCGATGCAGAACCGCTACGGCGCAGGGCAGCAGCTTATGGCGCTCGGCACCGGTCAGCAGGGGCTTGCTCAGCAGTACCTCGACGCGCAGCAGCAGGAGTTCATGCGCCGTCAGAACTACCCGCTGCAGCAGCTCTCGATCCTGCAGGGTGC